TTGTATCTTTTATACAATATAGTAGTATAAATTACCTAGACAAGAAACCGATGGCGTCTTATTCTATTACTATCCAGCAACCTGATGGAACTGAAACTTCATTTCAATGTGAAGATGATCAATACATTCTTGAAGCTGCTGAAGAAAACGGACTAGACTTACCTTATTCTTGTAAAGCCGGTGCATGTTCCTCATGTGCTGGTAAGGTAATCGAAGGAACACTCAATAACGATGAGCAATCGTTCCTTGATGATGATCAACTAGAAGAAGGTTTCTCCCTCCTCTGTGTTGCTATCCCTACAAGTGATTGTGTAATTGAAACTGACCAAGAAGAGAATTTGTATTGATGCCAAATCCAAACCAACTCTATGAAGACATGGAGAGACTGAACGCCCTATACGAAGAACTCTGCTGGGGGCACGAGGATGAATTAGTATTCACCCACGAAAATGGTAGAGTCGTAATTTACAACAACACTTTGGAGAAAACAAATGAACGAAAAGGCAGAACGCATTAACGGTTGGGCAGCCATGCTGGGTGTCATCGCAGCCATGGGTAGCTATGCAACCACAGGTCAAATCATTCCCGGTCTCTGGTGATGGGATTCATCGCAGCAGCAGTAGTAGCATTGATTCCAATCCTTGCTACAGTTGTTAGGGATGGTAAAGCATGACATACGATTGGACACTATTTCAAACATTAGTGTTCATCATCACTCCATACTTCCTCATGTTGGCACTTGCCAGTAAGGATGAAGATGATGGTCCACCTGATGGTGGTATGATGACACCAGCATATCAAGGTGCAAGGGGCTAAACGGCCCCTTTTTTTCTAAATATTAATGCCTTGTATAGATACCATGTCAGAAGAAGTTAAGAAGGAAGAACCTAAAAAGAAGGGTCCTTTGGGTAAACTTAAAGAGGCAGCCGATGACAAGGAAGAACAACTGGCAATTCTATCTACTTTTGTCCGCCTTGGTATTCTTGTATGGTCTGGTGGAATCCTCACGTTGGCGTACATTAAACTACCACCTGCACTTGGAATCCCAGAACAGAAACTCGATCCAACTTTCATCGCCTCCGTCTTCACCGGAGTTCTAGCAACGTTCGGTGTTCAGGCTGGTAAGAAGAATGGAGCCAATGGTGGTGGTGGAGTTACCAAAAGTGACATGGAGTATCTGATCAAGAAAGCATCAGAGACAGCACCCGGCCAGACCATCAGAGTAGAACCAGGTTCTTTTACTATTGTTCCAACACAAAAGTCTGACGACACATATAAGATGTGAATAGATAGTGTAGTCAAGTAATTGATATATGAAATTCTTTTTTGTTTTTCTGGCTACACTAATTCTTGCCCTTCCTGCTTGGGCTGTAGATGTCAGTATGGGATCAAATGGTAACTTAATTTTTGATCCATCTGACATCACTATTGAAGCGGGTGAAACTGTACACTTTGTCAATGGAATGCTTCCACCTCACAACATTATTGTTGAGGGAAGAGCTGACCTGTCAAGAGAATCATTGATGTTTAACCCTGGTGAAGCACAGGATATTAAATTTGTTGATGCAGGAGATTATGATTTCTTCTGTGGTCCTCATCAGGGTGCAGGAATGATTGGACAAATTCACGTCAAGTGATATAATTGTAAAGGTAGGATAAGAAGAATGAGAAGAACTATCGTCAAAGCCCTCAGGGCTCAAGCTCTCGGTAATATCGAAAAGGCAAAGGCAAACGTCGATATCTACCTACATAATCCTGTAGGTATTGGTGAGCATCCAGACGTTCTGGCTGCCATTCAAGATCAAATTGATGCGATTGCTAAGGAAGAAGAAAGACTAGATGTATTGGAGAAACACTTCGGTGACTGATCAGACTGATTTAACTATGAGATATAACTTTGCCATGTGTTCTTTTTCGAGAATGTATGGGGTGAACTCAATTAGGGATTCACATGAGATCAGTAAATTTTGTAAGAAGTGGGCTGAGACAGAAGAGCAAAATGTTCCTCTTGGAACCTTGACTGAGGTTGATTTTTATTTTAGAGATCTGTGGGAGATCTGGGGTGGTTACTTATGAAATTGGCTATTACATCTGACAGTAAAGATGATGTACTGACACTGTTTGATACTGATACAGAAACGGTATTGAAAATAGAAACAGATGAACGTGGTCTTGATCATACCTCTAATCAGGAGAGACCATCGCACAGACCATTCGGAATCACTTGGAATGAGGATACGATCTTTATTGCAAATCGTTCAAATCTATTGATTTATGATTCGGATTTAAAGTTTGTAAAAAGTATTGAAGGAATTCTGGATCAAAATACACACCAAATAGTTTACCATGAAAATCAAATCATAGTAACTATGACTAGACAAGATTGTATTAAGTTTATCAATCTTGAAGACTTTAGTAGTGAAACATTTCACATTGATGATGGATGGGGAAACTTCCAACCAACTCATAGGTATCATGTTAATTCTGTTGTTGTCAGAGATAATCTTCTCTACGTCATGTTACATAACAGAAGCCGTAAGCCAAGTCAAATTCTGGTTTTTAATTTAGAGACAAGAGAAAAAGAATCCCTTATAGATACAGACCTTAAAAGTTCTCATGGAATTTACTTGAATGGTGACATCATTGCATGTCTTGATACTCACAAACAAAGGATTAAGTTTGGTTCAAAATCAATTTATGAGCCTTCCTTTGGTGGTTTTATGAGAGGTATGGCTGGGGATAAAAATACAATTGCAGTTGGACACTTCCCACCACAAGAGAGACATTATAGAGGATTTGGTGACGCTCATATTTCTATCTTCGAGAATAAAAAGTTCGTAAAAGAATATCGTATTGATAACATCGGTGCTATCAACGATATCAGAAGGATTGATGGAGAAGATCTATGTCATCACAACAAATACCCATTCCCATTTAAGTTTGATGTCTGAATTTGTTCCTTCAGTAAATGCTATGGTAGGTATATGTTTCTTCATAGCCCTTGGCTACATCTACTACATACTTAAGATGGCACATGAGGAGATGGCAGATGGGAGCGATGACACCCCCGAGCAGGAAGTCGTGTTACAACTTTCGTTGTTTGGAGATAAACCGTGTGGTTGATGGTGATACTATTGATGTCACAATTGATCTTGGGTTTGACTTATACAAGAAAGAAAGAGTTAGAGTTGCAGGAGTTGATACACCAGAGAAGAGAACGAGAAATCTAGAGGAGAAAGCTCTTGGAATCGACGCAACCAACTGGCTCAAAGAAAAACTGGAGTCGGCTATTGCTGGTGACGATGATCTTATTATCCGCACTGAACTTGACGGTGGGGTTGGCAAATATGGCCGTCTTCTTGGCTGGTTATACATTGGGGAGTCAGAAGTGTCTCTCAACGAACTAATGATTGCAGAAGGATATGCTCATGAATACGACGGCGGAACTAAAAACATGGATCTCGAAGCCCTACGAGAAGTCAGAAGGCTTCACGGAACGCTCGTGTAGAAGTGCTGTGTGTGGGGGTGATCCATTCATCCCTGACACTGAATATGATGGTTCATCTTTAGACTTTACATGCGATGTAAATCATACATAGTTCAGCTGTAATGGTCTCATGCAAAAGATTATCAATGGTGTAGCCCTGTTCTCTGGGTGTGTTTCGCTTGGTTTGGTTGTAGGTGGTGCCACCTTGTACCTTCAGAAAGATAATATTGTCAATAATCTCAAGGTTCAACTGATCAACGGTGTATCAGAGTCAGTAAAGGGTATGCTTCCTGGTTTGGTAGATGGTGCAATGCCTGAACTTCCTGGTGCTACTGGTGGTGCTATTGGTGCTCCTGCTGGTGGTGGTGTTGCATTACCATTCTGATGAACCATGTTGTTTTTACTATTACTTGCCTCACCAGTTCATGCAACTGTAGCTGAGGTTCCATGTCCTACTACGCTTCAAGCAAAGGCGTCGGTTATTGTAGGTGACTTAAATGGATATCAAACCGATACAGATAAGACAATTACGGATACCGAAGGTAGACTCTCAAACTTTACCTCCTCCAGTAGTATCTTCCCTTAATCCTCCAATTACTGTCAACATTGGATTGCCAATTGTTGATATGCCTGGATGTGTAGAAGCTCGCAATGATAACAATGGATCAAAAGCACTTTTTGGGGATGACCCTGAGGGCGTGGTTACGCTTTGCGGTCCTGGGGTTCCCAGTTATAACGCTATTAATTATGAACCTGAACAGATGATTATAACTGGTCCTGCGGAGACACCTCCGGTAGAACAACCAGTTGCACCACCTGTTCCCAAAACTCCTGAAGTAAAGCCTCCTCCATCACCAGAGGTTAAGTGTCCGACAGAGGCTCAAGTATTAAAAGAGCCCATCGGAACACTGGTGGATGGTGGTACTAAAAAAATTATTGAATATAGATTAGTAGGTGCTGAGTGCATACCAGTCAAGGAAGATCTTAAGATACCAGATCAAATTGTAAAGGCTATACCTACTGCAGGGGCTATAACTACTACAGCATCTATCGCAGTAGTTGCAACTACATCAGCTCTGTTAGCAAAACCATTGGCTGACTTATTACTTAAGGTAGTCAAACCAGTGGTAAAGAAAGTGATTAAAAAGATTGCAGCGATTCGTGGTAAAAAAGTTATCGTCGAATCTGCAAGGGACCGCCGAGCACAGCAGCGGATTCGGAACCACGCGATTCGGAAGTTGAAGGGGAAGGAATAGAATGAACGTGTTGTGGAATGACACCACCAGGATTAGTAACCATTACGTCCTGACAGATCGCAGCATACTGTGTTCCTGGTCTGAACATAATACCAGCTTTAATTAACTCACCGCAGTTCTTCAGTCTTGCAATCTCAAAGTCCAATCTCTTATTGGCTGTGAGTTGTTGTTGCATTGCAATCTGTGTGACCGCTGCA